ACTTCACTGCGCTAGCCTCCCAACCATTCATGTCATATGCTTCCCAGACTTCCCACGGCTGGATCTTACGATCCTTGTAGTGGTTACCTCCGTATTGCACAGACATAACTTCTTCATACTTCATTAGTGGGTTCCTTCTTTAGCAGTGCAGGAATCTTCTTTTCTTTCTCTAGCCTAGCAATTTCTTTGGTGAGTAGAGAGCATAGACCCTCTTGAATTAGAAGTTGCATCATGCGTTCGTCAATGTCTCGTAAGATTACATCTGCTGAACCATCTTCATTCTCTTTGACACATTCTACAATCATTGCTGCTTCTCCATAAAGCTGTGACACACTTGATGCACCTTACCGTCGCCCGTCTTAAATTTTAAAACAACTTCAAGCTTGTTATCAAAGTCATAGACGCTAATAAACAAATGCTTGCGTAGGGCTTCCATCATTCGGTACGTTTCAGAATTGGTCATAATAACTCCGTATAGTTTTCTTTGCTTTCCAAACCAAGTTTTTAGCGTGGTTCGGGCTACACCTCAACACCACAGCAATGTCATTATAGCACATATTGTCCTCCAGCTTCAGCATCAGGGCTTTCTTCTGCTTGGCAGGAAGTGTGTCAATAAGTTGCGTCACTTTACCCACTGTCTGCTTAATCTCGTATATTGATTCTGGTGTATCCACGGTTACATTCTCAAAGTCGGTTTTAAGGCTGTTTAAAGGCCGTCTAGACGCTTTATTGATGGCTATGGTACACAACCATGTATAGAACTGACTATCGCCCCTAAACGTCTTCAAATACTTGAATGCAGCTACAAATGTATCTTGTGTTAGCTCCTCTGCCAAAGCATTGTCGTTAACACGTTTCCTAAGAAATCTGTAGATGCGATCCCAATACTTGGATGTTAGCAGAGAGTAAGCTTCCTCACTCCCTGCTAGCGCCTCTGATATTAGTAACGTGTCATCAGATTTCACAGACACCGGCTACACACGCCAACTGTTGAGCACCCTCAACGTTGTCATCGTACTCTACGAAAGATTCCCAGTCAATTGTTTTAGGCATACCAGTCATTAGTAGGCCGTACATATCTTCGGTAATCTCCTCGTAAGGGGCTTGCTTGTAGCTACCACCATCCCACGGCAGGAAACTAATGCCGCTAATCTCGTCAAAGTTCTTCCAGACCCAAGCACCTACTTCAGGCCAGTCAGCTTCCTTTACATACACAGTAACTGACGGCTTGTGTTCACACCAGTGACGCTGGTAGGTTAGCCATAGTTTCAGGTGAGTAAAACTATCTAGCTCATCACGAGTGATACAACCTTCTGGAGCCTTCATGGGGAAGCTGAACACCGTAGTGTCGTGTGGCTTCATCACATCCGCTTCATTGGGAATGCCTTGGTCTTTGAGGAACTGCGTGATAGGGTCTTTGTTATCATTGCGTACCCGTCGAATATAAAACTCACTATGACGAGCATGGATGCCAGAGGCACTATCAACAAGCTGGCTAACAGTCCCGCTAGGCTTAACGCAAGTAATCGCAGCAGACTGAGGGATACCAAGCTCATCAGCAAACTCCTTATTAGTAACGACAGAGGCTTCACGTAGGGCATCTAGCCGTGATGACAGACCTTCGTCATTAATGTCGTTCAGCAGAGGGCAGTCTAGGATACCAGTGATGGACACACCTAGCAGACGCTCTTCTTCCGTGTTCTTCTGCCACACCTTACGTAGATACGGGAAGTCCGTCAGTGTGGACTGAAAGGTACCCAGAATAGAGGCGAGTCTGACCTTTCGCTGCAGAGCATTATCATCATCATGTTTCCGTGCAACCACCTCTGTAAGATTACAGAATTGATACGGGCGCAGGATAATTTCGGAACATGGGTTAGTACCGAACTCATAAGTGCTGTCTCGCCGTCCTCGTTTAGCAACTGTAGATTTAGCTGCTTGTCGAGAGAAGATGCCTCGCTCTCCACTGTAACTTTGATACAGTGCCAGCCACTCAGACATAAACTCTCCAACAGTGGGTTTGTCATTATAGCATGCACTGTTGTTTGCCAGTGCTCGTTGTCCTTCTCGCTCCCACCACTGTCCTGCTTTTGCATGCCGCATCCGATCATCTGACAAATCACTGAGGCTAATCATCGCTGACCGACGTACCCCACCAACAACCACGACTTCCCCAATCTTGCACATAATGTCATGGCACTCCAAGCTGGTAAGTTTCCGACCTGCCGCACCTTTAAATTTATTAGTAACAAATTCAAAGAGGCTAATGAGGGGTTGAGGGCCGCTAGCTCGACCCCCAAATACCTTAAGGCGTGACCCTGCCGCACGGACTTTAGAGGTATCCCATTTTGGAATTTCCCCAGAATACAGTAGGGCGATAAGCTGACGTAGGGCTTTGGCCCAACCTGCCTTGCTGTCAGATACAGAGATAGTAGTGTCGCTATTAAATAGCTGGGTAGGTACTTCAGGTAGTTTGTTAACATACTTGCTTTCCACAGAGAAGCCGACACCAGTGCCACACAGCAGGATGTACATAGCTTCGTCGAATGATTTCACATCGTCTACAGGCAGGTAGCTGCAGTTGTAGCCAGCGGTGTTGTCCCGCTCCAGTGCTTCACCAGCAGTCATAATTGAGCGCATGGAGGGCATCACTTCACAATTTAGAATTGCAGAGTGTAGTTCCTTGTGTAGCACAGAAGGAATTGTGTAGCCGTGTTTCTTTTGCAGATGCTGCGACATAAAGTTCATGTAGCGATCCACAGTCTCGGGCCAATGCTCTCGACGATTCTTGTCGTCTAGGAATCGCGAGTAGCGGCTTTTAGCAATGAATGTTTCGTATGTACCAAGTGTCATTCTTCTAGTTCCTCTGGATTATAAAATGCAAGTTCAACAATGCCTAAGTAAATACTCACGTAGACACCGGGTGCAGGGTTTACATCAAACCCCACTGCTAGTCCTGCTAACAGTCTAATAGCCATTACCATTTACTGTACCCTTGTAAATTTCAGATGTTGCAATGGTAAACAATATGTTCTTTGTTTCGTCCGACAACATCTCGTAAAACATACCTCGGTACTTACCACTGCTAACGATGTAGTCAAAATCTTTAACTACGTGGTGTACCCAGAACTCTTCCGATTGTGTCTCATCGGTCATCTCCGCTACCTCCAATTACGTTACGTACTGCACGACTACGTAGCTTGTTAATGTTACCTACGGCAATGTCAAGCATGTCTAGATTATACTGGCTTCCCAGCACAGCTACAAACCACAGCACATCACCTAGCTCTTTTTTTAACGACTCTCGGTTTACGTTCCCGTCGCTGTCCCGTACTGCTTTTGCTACTAGGCTTGCTATTTCCCCCGCTTCCCCTGCTAGTCCTAGGCTTAGATACTCGCGGTTTAGGGCTGTCGGTAGTGCGAACCTTGCTGCTAGTTCTTGATACTCTCGTAGATTCATTTTCTTCCTTTGTCTTTAGTTTGTGGCACTTGGTGCACAGCACCTGAAGATTACTTTGCTCACAGAACAAACGATCTATGTACAAGTCCCAAGAAACAAAACCAGTAGCAGGGTCTACTACTGGCAGTATGTGATCAACTTGTACGTCCTTGGCAGTGTGCTCTTCCTTACATGCAACGCATAAATAATGCATTGCAAGCTTGCCTGTTTTCTTGTTTGTCTTCCTACCTAACGCAGCTTTCTTCAGTGCTTTCCACTTAGGGGGCCATCGTCGCATTCCTCCACGTAGCGTACTAGTAATGAAGCTACGATAGCGCCCCTCTGTCCACTCCCCATCGTTCCTTACACCTGCCACGGGATCACTTTAGTCCATGCTGCAAAGTGGTGAACATTCCCGTGCTCGTCAGTACTGCGACTATACATTCCATCAAGACCCAGAAATTTATACACCCCTGAGAGGTGAAACTCGTTACTGTCAACTGGAACTTGCACGAGATCTGTAGGAGCAAGTTTGAAATGTGTTCCTTTATCCAAATCATACAACGCCTTCATGTCGTTAATGTCTACTTCGCTAATCACACACTACCTCCGCTTCTGTTTCAATCCATACGTGTGCACCACACGATAGGGGTTTATCTGGACTATAGACAATCTTGGACGGGCCGTTAATGACAACGCTATGTGCGTACACATTGCTTTTGTATGTCTTAACAGTGAGTACAGGATCTGTCTGACTATTCTTTCTGTTCGACTTAATCACATGCTGATTTACGTGAACAATTGTTTTCACTTCAGTGCCTCTATGTACAAGCCTACATTACCTAGAGAATAACCTAAGAAGGCTATGCCCAACCCTGTTTTACCTGTTAGTAGTAGTTCAGCAGCCACTACTAAATAAACCACACCAATTAGTGCAATTAACCATGCTGCCATAATTACTCCTCGTAAGGTACGTACAATGTGTTCAGTGTCTCAAAGCTACCATCTTCAAACTTCTTGACAACCTCACTAGTGCGTACCATGTCTCGTCCCCATACATAGTGGTTTAGTGTACGTACATGTGCCACTTCGTATCCGGGAAACATCATTGTATCAAAGACTGGTTCTCCGATGAATTGAACTCTGGGCTTTACTTTGTCCATAGTTCCTCCAAGAATGGATAACATTGTACCAGAATATCTTTACATTGTAAAGCCACCTCACGATGTTCTTTCTGCGTAGCATTGTCTGTACGTAGATCGACATAGTGAATCCAACTCCGCAATGTACCGTTCATGTACATCTTACTAGTAGTGTTGCCTTCGGGTAGCACTGCACGGGCTTGTTCTTTGGCAATGCCGTTCTCAATTGCCCACGCATACGCTTCCTTAGCTTCGTAGATGACACGCCTTTGACGCTCTTCCCACCACATACACAGAGCAGGATTGTCAGTCTCTAAAGAATTCTGCCTGTTCTTAACATCTTGTAGCCGTGCCTCACGCTCTACAAAGCTTAGTTCCTTAACAGGGTCAGCATAACGTTGGCTAAACTCTTGGAAGCTGAAACTACGATGACGCAAGATTTGTCTAGCAATGTCTCGTGTCGTCGTAATTTCCATGCACACATTAACCATCTCAAAGGGACTCCAGTGTTTGTTACGCACCAAATATTTGAGAAGCTTATTGTTGTTATCTTCCTTCGACTGTCCGCTAGGGTTTGAAACCCGTGCCATGTACGCTATCAGAGATTCCCCGTTCGGTGTTGTCCACACTAAGTTGACCAAGCTCATAATCCTTTAACTCCGTTTCCCAATCACGTTCCATTTCGTTATTAATAACTTCCCGCTTCCTACTCTTCCCAAGTCTTTCTTGATCCAAAGTCGTGCGGCTCATCTTCAAACGTGTGTTCTTCAAAGTTGTCATCTTCTTCAAAAAAGTTAGTGTAGTTAGCTACCAGTACATCAGGCAGTAGATTAATAATGTCTTCGACAGACAACCCTAGAGCGATCACTAGCTCTACAGGATCATCAAAGTTGTCTTCGATAAACTCTTTAACCTGCCGTAGTTTGTCGGTGTAGTTCATTGTAACGTCGTCCAAGATATTCAATTGAAAGAAACATCTCATCAAAGTGTCCGTCATTAACTTCGTTCAGTATTACCAAACCTCGCCAATGTTTGTTGGACAATTGATCCATGTAACTCTCGTCGTGCAGATAGTAGCTGCCAGCAATGATGGAGCAGATGGGTTTGCCGTCTGCCCTCTTGCCGTAGGCTACTTGCTTTCCTTGTTGATGACCAGCCACGCAAGACATGTGGAGCTTACTAATAATAGCGGCAGCAGTACCAGCGGGCCTACCCATAGCTCCAACAGGCCAATAATGGTTGAAACCGACACCATTGATGAAAACAGGGTGAAGGAATGGATGTACTTCCCAATCTCGTTCATAGCACAAATCCTTAGTTGAGATTAACCCTTCCAGTGTAGGGTTGTTGTTAATTGCACGATCAATGCGGTTCTCGTGGTTGCCAAGCAGCATCACCATACGGGGCTTGTACACCTTCTCCTTGTTCTTTTTCTGCTTCAGTTGTAATTCCTTGACGGGATTTAGTAACTTCTGCATTGCAGTCTTGGCTACTTCAATGTCGTTTTTGTATCGCAATCCTTCAAAGTACTTACTTCCTTTAATATCATGTGTCGAGAGGCTAGGCATATCTGCAAAGTCTCCCAAGTTAACCACAACGTCAGGCCGATAATCAACAATAGCGTTACCAGCCCAAGTGAGATGATCAGTAGGAACTCCATCCTTAATCTGACAATCCGGGATTACTAGTATTTTCATCATCTTCCTTCTCTAAAAAGGCATACAGTTGAGCATCTTTCTGAGCGATCATTTTATCAACAGCTTCGGACACACCGACATACCCGGTGGAATCTAGAAACCTAGCGAACTCACTAAGCACGTTTACCCAACGTGTGTCTTCTGAGAAGTGCACACGATGGTCGATACGCTTGTAGTGTGCGTACTCAACATCGTCAAAGATGCACTCATCAGGTTCGTCTGAGCTAGTGTACGAAAACTCAAATTGTTTAGTTGCCATCATCATCTCCTAGTACAAGAAAAACTTTTTTAATTGTGTAGCCTACATTTGTGTTGGACAAGATTTCTTCGAAACTGTCGCTAGCCATGTAGTAGTCCACTGCTGTTTGGGCGCTACGCTTTGAAGCATAAAGCTTAGGTGTCAGTGTGTTTTGTGCACACATGTACGTGCCCTCTGTATTTTGAATAATAAACGCTTCTTTAATAACTTGCATCAGTCAGCACTACTGTAGTCAAAGTATTTACGCTCGTCCCAATTACTGTAGTAGTCTGCCACGACCTTCATACAGTGAATCAGGTGATTAACTGCAGCTTTGTCTTTTTCTGGATCGTCAACAAACCACATGGGAATACTACTACCACCCTCCAGAATATCTACCATCTCACGCAGTTCTTGTCCAACTGCTTCATCAGCAAATTGTAAATCAACTAACATTTGTAATCTCCATTACACGAGGAACATCTACAACATCTACCAGAAACTCTGGGCCGCTAGCATACAGGAAGGTACGCATCTCAGGCCAGCATTGTTTCTTGTAGGGACAATAGCTACACGCAGTGCACAGCTTCTTGTTCTTACTAGTTTTACTAGCAGGTACGCTATCCATACGCTTGATTGTATCAGGCTTGTCAAGGCTCACAGCCTCTACCGCATGGTCAGCTTGCAGCTTAAACAAGCCTTTATTGACTTCAATGGGGTAGTAGTTGATGTGACCTAGTTCCTTCTGGATAGTAACAAAGCCAGCAGTATCATAGTTAAGAGCAGTAGCATAGCCGTTTAATTGTTGGTAGTAACCAAATGGATCCTCTTGTAAGTTGTTCTTGAACTTCTCTTCACCGAACTTAGTGGTGCTCTTAACGTCTACAACAACGTTGTCAATCACTGCGTCGATGCGACCACGTACATACCAGCCGTTGCCTACTTCGTACAGCACACGCTCTTGCTTACTAGTAACACTGTGACCGGCATCTTCTGCAACGTTGAGCACTAGCTCTTCCAGAATATCGCCGTAGAAGAACTTGAGCAGTGTGTTGCCGTCATGCTTCTCTGCATTCTCTGGGGTGTTGTACTTATACCAGAGGCGACGAGGGCAGGGATCACCCACTTCGCTGAAGTACAGGATGTTCTTCTCACGCTCGGATGAACGTGGGTTGAACCACTTGTCATAGCTGACGCTGACATTGTTGTTCGCTGTAGCAGGGGCAATGCCCCCACCAATGAGCGAGTAAATGTCAGACACTAGTGTGTCGATAGTCTTCATTCAGTCATCTG